TGGCGGGGTGCTACCGCCAGGCTGGTCAATGGAACGAAAAACGGATACTGCTTAGTCCGTCATCGCCACAAAGGTAGTACAAATTCAACACCTATAGAGCGATGCATACGAATAGAATAGAGATGGCACGACGTGTCAGCTACATTGTCCACCGATACCACGAGCGCGGCAACCACAAGCGGTCGCTCCGCAAGGTGTGGTCTGTCTATGTCTATCCCGTCTATGCGATTAGCTATCGGACGATGATGTACTACTTAGCTATTGCCCGCAGTCTCGAGCTCCCCGACGAGATGCCCCCCGGTCTATATCCTCTGTTTGACAAGTGGAACGAAGAGCGCAAAGCATGGGATACCTAAGCCCCCTGCGCTCTATATAACGACAAGCCCCTGCCCCGAATAGTCGGAGCAGGGGCTTGTCGCATTATATGAGGTTAGTCTTCGGGCTCAATGATATCACGGAGCTTGATGATGCGATAGGCGACGATACGCCCTTCTTGGTACATCGCGATAGCATCTACATAATAGAGGCACTTGAACGCATTCTGATCCGACTCCACAAATTGAGCTTTGATAGTCTCATCATCAAAGAGCAATTTCCGAGGCTTTTGTGGGTCAAAGACTTCAATGATACCTCGGTCTTGCTTGCTGTCTGCTTTCCGATCAAGACAAGCTAACCGCAAAATGGTATTCGTCTTTAGCTCTTCGGTCCTTGTCATCTGTTCCTGCAGTTCCTCTTTTGCCCCTTGTGCTCTGTTTTGAATAGCATTTCCTTCCGTCGAGTTAAGATTAAAGGTGCAGTTGTTGAAGATAGTCTGACCTCCCTGGGTCATTACCGAGAACCCTAAGTTTGAGTTAGGATTTCGGGCAAGTGGCTGGACGATCTTAGAGATATTCGATAAACTTTCTTGGTTGTATCCCTCTGCTGGTATTTGGCTACCTGTAGTGAGTGATTGGACCAGGTTCTTCAAATGCTTCCCAAAATCAATCAAGGTATTAGCATTCCCCGCTGCCACTATTGCTGTTGGAAGTACAGCCTGCATGAACTCAAATACAATACTCCCTTCTTCGACCTTCTTAATATTCAAGCGGGCATTCGTGCCATGGCGACCTCTAACCTTTAGAAAATGGTTGTACTCACTCTGTATAGCTATGATGCTGTCTGTGAAATCTAATAAGTCCACTGGGGCATTATTGTCAAGGTGGTATCGGAGGTATACCAATTCGGGATCCTGATTCTGTGTCATAGTGAGATTGTTGTGTAAAGGATTATTTGAAACAAAGGTAGATAATTTGAGTTACCCTTGCTTTATGTCAACTTGTAATGCTGGCGCTTTCCTATATCGGTCTCGAACGACCATTGAGCTCGGGTAAGCTACCCCCGTGACGAATGTAGCCCAGTGGTGCATCAGATCGCCGTGCTGGTGGTCGAGGTCGCTGGAGGTGAGCTGTAGCCCCGAGAAGCCTACCCCCGAGAGCCCTATGGGAGCCGTCTCCAGTAGCTCCATCAGGTCAAGATAGGCAAGAGGGTCTTCCATATAGTCGGGGCGCTGGTACTCTTCTCCCTGGAGATCCTCGTGGGGGTCTTCGGGGGTGAACTTATGGATCAGGTGCAGAGTGACCTCCATCGGAGCACGGGGGATGCCTTGACCAGATGCCGAAAAGGTCACGGGAGCGAACTCCACGAAGACGGCAGGAGTGGCGAAGAGCAAGCCCCCTTCTAAGTCTTCCATATTTTCATTCCAAAGCGCGATGTGCTGGAGCTCAGGGAGGGCTTCCCGAAGGCACTTCCTCAGGGCGCGGTATAGTTCTCTTCTCATATTCAATGTCTATTTAATCAGTGATTGATGGGAGCGCTCAGCTCGACGTAGTCGGGCATTCAGCTCCTCACGCCACAGGTCGACGTGCTTGGTGACGATACGCTGGATGAGTGCCTCGACCTTGGAGTGGTTGCCCACGAAGCGACGCTCAGGGATACGGACGAACCGCTTGAAGGAGCGGACTTGGTGGGCTCGAACGTGGACACGTTTACGCTGGAGTCTACGCTTGCCCTTGACCAGTCGGATAGCTGTCGTCGCCTTACGGGTATGCTGGGGAACAGTTACCTCACCCGAGAAGCCTTCATTGTGCATCGAGGCATAGGGCATCGCCGAGGTGAATAGCACCCCTGAGGCAGTCGCCTGTGCCTTGAGCGAACGGCGTAGCTTACCCGTCGCTACGAGGAGCGTACCACGGGGGCTTTTTCTCCTCGAGGACTTCCAGCCCGACTCTTTGCGAGGCTTCCACGGCTGGTCAAAGAAGGCTTTGCGCCTGAAGTTCTCGTGGAACTCAGCCGTAAGCCCCACACGCATCTCCTCACGTATCTCCTCGAAAACCTGTCTACTGCTGCGCATTTGGTAGTTATGAAATTAGTTGTACCTTTGTGTCAAAGAGATAGCTCTTAAGTAGCTCTGAACTGGATTGTAGTTCCAGAAGGGGAGATACTTAAGGGCTATTTCTTTTTCAGATGCTCAATAATCCCTGCATCATCCGTGATGCTATGAAATGTAACCTCTCCAGATAGGTCTTCTCTTGCGATAATCCACGTTTTATCTCCCTCAATGGTTATCTCAAAGAGGTGCGACTGCACGATATTTGGGTTTCCCTTATGGTACGGAATAGCTCCTAAATACCTTGACTCTTGAAGAACCTCCTGCAGGTTACGTAGAATCTCATTTTTCTCAAAGTAATGTATATGGGGTTGATTGAGGAACTCCTTTAACCCAACCTTTGTGATCCTAATGGGAATACCATTGCTTACGATAGTAGTCCCTTGGTAGCGTGCTTTAGCTTCGTCTTGCAGGGCTTTGCGGTGTTCCTTTTGCTCGGGGGTAAGGGATATTTTCCTTGCCCCCTTTTGGGCTTTGAGGACTTCGGCAAGCACCTCGCATTCCCCCTCGTCGTCCTTGCTGTGCTTGGCGATGGAGCAGTGAGCGATGCCACGCTCCCCATAGTAGGGGTGCTTGTCGGGGAAGAGGCGTAGGTCACGCCCGGGGTTGCCACGGAAGAGCTCTTGCTTATTACTCCTCAGGGCGGTGTCTCCCCTCTCCCACGCCTCTTGGGGATTGGAGAGAGGGGTGTCTGAGGGGACTTCGATAGCATCGCAGCGACAGCCCCATCCATTAGGGGGGAAGTAGTCTTGCCAGAAGGGGTCACCTTTGGGGAGACGGGTACGGTCGAGGGCTTCGTGGGCAGGGCGCACCTTGCTGTCCCCAGCGGTGCGGTATTCGAGGATGGACTTCGGGGCAGAGGTATGCCAGCGGTCAGCCATCAGGGCAGAGCCTACGGCGTGGTCGTATTCGCTCTCGAGGTAGCGGACATTGTAGCGCTTATGGATGGCACGCACCTCTTGGGCGAAGGCGGCAAAGGGCTTTATCTCTCCATCGTCTTTCGTCAGGGACAAGCCTACCTCTCGCATCGTGTGGTAGGTCTTGAATCCCGAGAAGATGAAGGCATTACTCTCGAGGGTATCACGGACGACCTTGGGGGTTGTGTGGCTGAGGTGACCGAGGGCAGGGCGCAGACATTCGTAGGTCTCACGGATGGCAGCCACTACGGGGGCATCGTGCAGCATCTTGCGGTCAAAGCGTCCCTTCTTATAGATGTATCGAGCAGCTCGCATAAAGACCTCGGGGCGGTAGGTCGGCTTCTTCTCGTCCTGGCTCTTTGCCAGCTGGCAGGAGGGACAAGTACAGCTATATAGCCCCTCGAGCCTCTGATGGAGCTGGATGTATCGCTGGGGCAGGGGGAGGGGGCGTACACCCCCTAAGCGAAAAAATCATCCCCGTGAGCGAGCTGCTCTTTCTTCGTCTTCTTCTCCTCAGTATCGTCAGGCAAATCGCCTTGACTACCTCGCTCTCCTGTGATGGGGATACTGTACTTCTCGATGAAGTAAGCTGGGTCAATCTTGTAGTACTGGAGGATGGTGCGCTCTTCTTCCCTCATCTCTGCCTCGGTCATCTCGTCGCTGTAGTCCCACTCGAAGGTCAGCCCCTTGAGGGGGAAGCCCGAGGCGATCATCAGGGGCAGGAGACGATCGTTGATGATGTATGAGAGGCGGCGTGCATCTGAGGCGCAGACGTTCTCGAAGATCTCTAAGTGTACCTCGGACTGGGAGAGGGAAGAGCCGTTGTCGATTGTCATAGTCTGGTTGAGGATGATCTTGGAGAGCTCCTTGTCGCAGCGCTCGAGACGGCGGTCATAGACGTTGTAGGCATCGCCTCTACTCGTCTCCTCGAAGGAGATGGTGGTGCCCTCGGGGAAGACACCATAGGAGGCAGCACCCATCGAGGCCATAATGCGCTCTATTTCGTCCAGGTCGGCTTTATTGGTAGCGGTCGTGTTCGCCACACGCATCGGCATCCCGAAGATTTCCCCGAAGGTATCCCAATAGGCTCCCATATTCTTCTTGGAGATGTAGTAGGGGGCGCACTTGAGCAGAAGCCCGAGGTCGTGGGGCTTGCCTACCTCTACGAGCCAGCGTGCCAAGTCTCCCTCACGATAGGGTAAGCCTCGGCTGAGGTCGTCGGTGGGGTCTCTGAGGATGATACCCCGCTCAGGGATGACGTGCTTGCGGGGTATGAGCGTAGAGGAAGCAAAGCGGATACCTTCACTGTCCTTGATGACCTCTCCCAGCTCGATGAGGCTATGCCCCCAGAAGATGGCATCGAGGGCAAGGTCTAAGAAGTCGTGAAACCACTCACGCTCGAAGAGTGTGGATGCTTCGGGGACTTCCTTGCCATCGCCATTGATGAGCTTGAAGGGACGGGAAAGGGTCTTGCTCTTACGCTGCTCAATCGCCCCCGTGATGTGTCCATCGACGAGGGTATCTGTGTAGATATCGTAGAGAGCGAGTCGACGAGGGTTATCTACAGAGAGGGCCGTCTGCCACGCACGTCTCCAAGAGGCTATGTCCTTTCGGGTGAGGGCATCGGTCTTGCGGATGAGTTCGGCGGTGACGCGTCCGCTGCCTGTGATTTGACGAGCAAAGTGTGCCAGTCTCGCTTCTCGTTGCTCTAAGGTAAGTTCAGCCATAGTCTTCTAATAGTGATAGGTACTCTTGTCGATGCTGCCGAAGCGTAGGGCACCGCTGGGGAGAGGTTTGCCAGAGGTCTGGTCGGTGAGCAGGGGGAGATCGGGGTTGGTCTTGCCTGCTTGTATGTCTTCGAGCCAAGCGATGGCTTCATCATAGCGGTCTTTCCAGCGCTCATATCCCATTGCTTGGGGAAGTCGGTGTACCATCTGATAGAGGGCGATGTGTACGATCGATAGGACCAGGCGAGGGTTGCGCTCGCCCCCGACCTTGGCATAGGCAGCCTTTACGTCGTATCGAGAGCGGAGGTAACCTGCTGCTATCTCGGCAGCGACCTCTTCCGCCTGCATCCACTCCTCGGGGTATCTACTGATGATGGCTTGCTCACGCTCATCGATGGCGGTGCGGTAGTCTTGTTCGGTGATGTACATAGGTCAGGGCTTAGCGGTGGAAGTCATAGAGAGCTTCGTCGGCTGCTTGCTGGTTGAAGGGGGAAGGGATGTCTTCCCAGCGGACGAGAGCGGGGAGGGCATACCAGCTCCCGAGGCGAGCAAATCTGTGAGGCTTAGCGATGATGAGGAGATGCTCCCCTGTCGAGGCGAAGCGGTCTTTTGCCTTGAGGTAGCAGAAGAGCAGTGAGAGGTGGAAGGCGATGAGCTGGAGGGCTCGGTAGATGTACCGCCAAGAGGTGACTAACATAGGGCTTCAGCTTTTTGTTGAGCGTCAAAGAGCTTAATACACTCAAATAGGTAGTGAGCGATACCTGGGATTACAGCATTGCCGAAGTCCTCTATCTCTAATCGTCCAGCTTTGCCCAGTTGGGAGGAAAACCCATCATATAATTGTACACGGCTAAAGTCTGAGTCGGATCTAAACCGTTGAGTCGGCATTGCCAGATTGTCTTGTCCTGATAGCCTTGACGATAGTACGTGGCTAATCGGTCTAAAGAGTTTACCGTGAATCTCCCGTCCACTCGGCAAGGCGTAGGCAATAGCATATATTCGCTTGCGAATGTGGGGGTATCCAAAGTGGCAAGCTGATAGCACTTGCCATTCGACATGATACCCGCTTTCGGCCAGATCGCGAAGAGTGACCTCGAGTCCACGCCTAAGGAGGAGGGGGCTATTCTCGAAGATGATGTACCGAGGTTTAACTTCCCCAAGTACACGGGCGTATTCTTTCCACAGCCCCGAGCGATCTCCTCGGATGCCTTTGACAATTCCGTTTTCATCATATTTATTTTTGCTTGTGTTAGCACAACTGATATCTTGACAGGGGAAGCCTCCCGAGAGGATGTCCACGTGGGGGATAGCTCGCCCATCACGTCCCATCTGGGCGATGTCAGCCCATTGGGGAGTATCGGGGAAGTGCTTCTTGAGGATGCGACGCTTACGCTCCTCTACTTCACAGGAGAAGAGTGTAGGAATGCCACTCATCTCGGCACCGAGGTCAAAGCCCCCGATCCCAGAGAAGAGTGACCCGTGAGTGAGCTGTGCTGGGTTATCTGTATTCATAGTTACCATTGGTTCTTGATGTTTATGGTTCGTCGTCCGACTTTGGGGGCAAGTCCTGAGGCACGGGCGGCGCGTTGGAGAATCCAGATAGCCCCTTCGTCGGCATCGGGGCCGTCATCGTGTCCACGCATCCCCTTCTCCATCGATAGGGTCTGCTCGACGGAGACGAGCATGTCGGGAGATGACTTCTCCTCCTCATTGTAGTAGACCTTGCCACGCTCCCAGAGAGGAGAGACCGCTTCGATACGTGCGAACTTGTTCTCTTTCTTCCTTCGGTCGGGGCTGATGGGGAGCTGGTAGCCTCGGGCGTTGCCTTCGGTGGTGAAGTCATCGAGGAGTCTGTGCTGCATAAAGCCTGCCTCGAGGAAGATGTGCAGGCTGGCACCTTCGCCTCGGACCCATTCGTAGCAGTCGCAGACCCAGCGGACCAGCTCGGAGATGGAGCACTGGCGCAGGAAGGCTTTGATATGGTGCAGCTCTCCCGAAGGGAGTGATCCCCAGAGCTTGGCTGCCTTGTAGTCGTTCTTGGTCGTCCCCTTCCACGAGGGGTCGATATATAGGACAAGCCCACTATAGGAGGTCAGGCGGGGGAGCTTCTTGTATTGGATCCACTCGGCGCGGAAGACGCTGCCAGCGATGATAGGGTTATTCATATACTCCTTCTGGAAGGCGCGGTAGCCGCTGAAGGCTTCGAGGTCAGCGACCTCCTGCCGTGACCACTTCTCGCTCCAGGTGACCTCGCCCTTGGGGGTAAGGATGTTGACTCGGGAGACGAGGATGGTGGGGGTGTGGGAGATATTGTAGAGGACGCTGGTCTTGCTGATGAGGTTGCCGACCATGATGAAGCGCCCACGCCCCCCATCGAGGGCACCGAAGAGGGCTTCACGCACCCAGTCGGTGAGCTTGCCTACTCGGTCTTTATTTTGGACGAGCTCGTCATCATCAAGGTCGTCGATGACGATGTAGTCGGGGCGGTGGGAGCGATGGCGCAGACCACGGGGGGACTGCCCACGCCCTAAGGCGAAGAAGGCGACACCATCGGCGGTGACGAAGCGCCCTGCCTCCCACGAGCCTGAGGATACCTGCTTGCCGAAGTCGGCGATGTAGCGCTGGTTGTACTCGAGCTCTGCCTGTACGTCCGAGAGGAGGGTCTGTGCGCCCTGCTCGCTCTTACCGACTAATACCATCACATTCAGCTCGCGCTTGCCGAGGATGCTGTGCGCCTTGAGCCAAAGGGGGATGAAGACATCCATGTGCGTACTCTTAGCGTGGCCACGTGCCCACTGGAAGACGGCCTTGAGGTTCGGCGTGTCGCGTATGGTCTTGGCTGCAGCTAAGTGGAAGGGTGCGCTGGGGATACTTCTCCCGAGGGCTTCATTATAGGTATAGTGGGGGAAGTAATACTCGACGAAGGCACGGTAGTCCTGGAGCAAGCGTCTGATGCGTCTGCTCTTCTCCGTGGGGCTCTCTTGGGGGGCGAAGGCCGTAGCACTCTTGACTTCCTCACACCGCTTCCTCCAGCGCTCTAATGCTTCTTTGTCTTTGAGGGATGATGCCATAGGGGTAGCTTGTTTTCATCGGCAAAGGTCGTGGCATTAGAGTGGGCGGAAAAGTAGTAATGACACCCTTGCATTGATTCTTTCATTGGGGGGCAAAGTAGTAGACCTTTGCGCTGAAAACAAACAAGCAACACTATGAATAAGGTAGTTATCAGCACCCCATCGCTTAACTCATACGGGACGCGTGTCCTGACCTCGGGCATCGACATCGAGCAGTACAAAAAAAATCCCATCCTCCTGTATATGCACCGCCGAGGAGAGCGAGAAGATGCCCCCATTGGTCGCGTTGAAGATGTCCACATCGAGGGGGAGAAGCTCGTCGGCTCCCTCGTCTTCGATGAGAAGGATGATTTTGCTCGAAAGGTCGCTCAGAAGTGGGCTGACGGCTTCCTGCGTATGGTCTCTGCCGGGCTCACCATCATCGAGCTCAGTGACGACCCAGCAGTCCTCTTGCCTGGACAGCGACGTATGACCATCACCAAGAGCAAGCTCGATGAGGTCTCTGTCGTCGACATCGGAGCCAATGATGATGCCTTAGCCCTCTACAATGCTGAGGGAGGGCGCATCGCACTGGCTCAAGGGGACGACCTCTCGCTACCCCTCCTTCAGACTACTCCAACCCCAAATACAAGTCAATCAATGAATGAAAAGATCGTCCTTGCCCTCGGACTCTCTAAGGAGGCTACCGAGGAGCAGGTGCTGGGAGCTATAGCCCAGATGAAAGAAAAGAGCGAATCATCCGACAAGCTCACCCTCTCCCTCGTCACCGCTCAGGTCGATGAGGCTATCCGTCAGGGGCGTATCTCCGCCGAAGCACGCGAGACCTACCTGCAGATAGGACTCACGCTTGGCTGTGACCAGCTCTCCATCGCCCTCAGCGCCCACACAGCTCCCCAGCGTCCCTCCACGCTCGTCGCCGAGAAGAACACTGCCCCGACGACCTACATCCGCCTCTCGGACATCCCCATCGATCAGCTCGAGCAGTACAAGCAGGAGCACCCCGAGGACTATGCACGTCTCTACCGCGAGCTCTACGGCTGTGATCCTCGTTAGCTCCGACCTCTTAGCCACTCTTTAACTATCTATTAACTCACCTTTAACTAATGAAGACGATACTCAAACCACTGGCTGTAGCCCTGCTACTCCTGATAGCTGCGCTCTCGCTCAATGCCCTCGTCGGTGCGCTCTTGGCTTACCTCCTCGGCATCCCTGCCTGGATGGGAGCTGTGACCCTGACGCTCATTGCCCTGGTCATCTACCCCTTCCTTCCCTCGGGCTCGGCTCGTGCTGGCGTGATGCAAGAGGTCTGGACGGGGGTAATGATTAAAGCCCTGCGCGAAGCCCTCGAGAATATCGGGTGGTTCAAGCTCATCCGCTCCTACGATGAATATGTGGCCAACGACACCATCCACTTCGTCGAGCTGGGTGGTGACCCAAAGGTTCTTGTCAATAATACTACCTACCCTCTGAATGTCTCCACCGTCACCGATGCCGACAAGCCGGTCTCCCTCGACAACTTCGAGACCGAAGCCACCGCCATCGGGGATAAGGAGCTCGACACCATCAGCTACGACAAGCTCGGCAGCGTCAAGGAGCGACACAAGGAGACCGTAGCGGCGAAGATTCTCGCCAAGTCCCTGCATGCCCTCGCTCCACAATCCCACACGGAGACCTCTCCTGTCCTACTGACCAGTGGGGCTACTGCTGCCGAAGGGGGACGAAAGAAGCTCTCCCTGGATGACCTGCTCCTCCTGAAGAAGACCTTTGACACCTTCCGCATCCCTCAGGGTGAGCGTGTCCTGGTCCTCTGTCCTGATCACGTCCAAGACCTCCTCTCGGTGAGTGAGCAGTTCGTCCGTCAGTACAACCTCGACACTACTAATGGCCGTGTCGGTCGCCTCTTCGGCTTCGACATCTATGAGTATACCGAGACCCCTACCTACACTGTAGCCTCGAAGACGAAGCTCGCCTTCGGTGCCGTAGCTGGTGCAGGGACGCGCCAGGCTTCTGTAGCCTTCCACGCAGGGAGCTGTATGCGTGCTATGGGCTCGCTGGTCACCTACCAGAGCGATGCCAAGAATGACCCGCTGCACCACCGCCATCTCTTCAACGTGCGCCAGAGGGCAATTTGCGCCCCACTGCGTTCTAAGGAGTGTCTGGCAGCTATCATCTCGGCGAACGCCTAACCTATGGCACAGCTGAAGTACCTCGTCCTTCACTGCACCGCCACCCCCGAGGGGCGCGCTGTCTCCAGCGGTGAGATTCGCCGCTGGCACACCGCCCCTCCCTCCCAGGGGGGACGCGGCTGGAAGCAGGTCGGATACACCGATATGATCCACCTCGACGGCCGTGTGGAGCGACTCGTCGCAAACAATGAGGACGCCCAAGTAGATCCCGGGGAAGTCACCAACGGCGCCACAGGGTACAACTCCTTCTCCCGCCATGTCGTCTATGTCGGCGGCTGCGCTCCGGACGGTAAGACTCCAAAGGACACCCGCACGCCCCTCCAGCTGGAGGCGATGAAGAAGTACGTCCTCGACTTCCACCGCCGCTTCCCCTCGGTCAAGATCATTGGGCATAACCAGATTGCCCAAAAGGCTTGCCCCTCCTTTGACGTGCCTAAGTGGCTTCGGTCAATAGGCATCAACCAATAATTCACTCTCCACCGATGGATCAGCTCCTCACCATCCTCCAGTGGCTGGTGCCTGCGGGAGGGCTGGGAGCGATCTTAGGGTGGCTCACCAACTCCCGTCTCCGTGCTACTCGTACCGCCAAGGAGGTGCACGACACCTACAAGCAGATGTACGATGATCTTCACGAACAGCTACTCAATCTCAGTGATGAAAACAAGCATATCCGAGCAGATTTCTCCCGCCTCGAGCGCGCTGTCACGATGGGTGCTACTTGCCGTCTTTGGCCTCGGTGTCCTATTCGGCGTGAGCTGCAGCGTCCGCCGCTCCCAGACGTCTCAGTCCCATCGCCTCGACAGCATCAGCGAAAGAGTCGAAGTCCTACCGACACCCGTGACCCTCCCCGAGACGAAGGCGACCCTGAGCCTCCCCCTCTCGCACCTCCTTGACCTCCCCGAGGGTGCTGGCTTCCACGCCCGAAGGGGCAAGACCCACCTCACCCTCACACGCCGTGGGGACTCCCTTGAGGCGACGGCCACCACGGACAGCCTCACGGTGCTACCTCGCCTCACCCAAATGGAGCAGCGACACACTGCCCACTCAGCCAAGACCTCCGAGGTCGCCACCAGCGCCACGACGGGCTTCCCCTTCGCCCCTTGGCAACTCGCCACGGCGATCACCCTCATCATCATCATCCTAACCCTCCTATTATGGCCACGAAGAAGAATGTAGCTTCCCCCGAAGACGAAGGACTCAGCACGGGTGCACCAGCCCCCGAAGAAGCTCCCACC